TTCATCAACTTCATCCCAATCCGCAAAAACCACGTTATTAATTGGTAATATTTTTGAAGTGGTATTCAAGCAGTATACATATTCATGGTCTGTGAAATCCGCTGATACTTCTTTAATATCAGGATAATCCGAAACTTTTATCCAGCCCAATGTGTTGTGATATACGTCATGACAGCCAGTAACAATCACATTATTTAAATTATATAGTTTTTTGGTTTGTTTTAAAATTTTAAATTTTGCTGTTACAAAACCACCATCACTTAATTTATCTCCTAAATGAATGTCAATAATTTTTTTTTCGCTTTTATCAAACATTTTTATTTTTGTGTCTTTGATAAAACAACCGGGTGTATTAGGAATGTTACTAGTTGTGAGTTCTAAAATATGACCCAACCAACCAGCTGTTATGCCTGTCGGAACGGCGATGGCAATGAAAAATGCGGTGGCGGCGGTCGCGAAAGGCCATGTAAAAGGAAAAATCCATGCCACTACCACGGCTGCGGCTAAAATCACTAAAAACGCGATTATTATTTCTATCATTGCTCCAAAAAATGACTTCATGGCCAAATAAGAAGCCATTGTTGTATAAAGTCCAGCCGCTAAAACACCCTGTGTTTTTCCTAAAACGGTTTTAATTTTCATAGTTAAAACTTGCATTTGTATCAATACATTTGTAATTCGGTGCATAATTGTTTCAACGATCTTCATTATGGCTTTTCTTACTTTATTAAATAATTCTCGGATTTTTTGTATTGCTTCTCCTAATACCTTAAAAAATTCAGCCAACGAATTTGTCAAAAAATGAATAGGTTGTAAAAAGAAACCCACTATTTGTGTTAATATACTGGTTGTACATTCGGAAAAATTTTTAGCTGTATATTCTATTTTACTCTCTCCTTCACCGGCATTTATAACACCGGCAAAAGGAATAACCGCAGGATTACAACGTTGGTTTATCCAATCCGCCTTAATTGGTTTAATTTTTGTTTGAACATAAAAATAAGAAAAAATTAAAAAAAACACAAATAAAGTTACGCTGGTTATTATAACCGATCCACCATATTTGTCTAAATAAGTGGCCTTATCGTATAATTTATCAATGGATTGTGAAAAGGCTGAATAGATATTTTCCATATATAGTAAAAGGGGATAATATCTATTGATAAATTAAATTTAATCTTCCCAATCCCAGAAAGTAAACTCTCCGATGGGGATTAAATGGTCATCTGTAACAAGACAGCTTAATTCTTCTGAAAATTCAGTCGTTTTTTCAGCTTTATCGTAGTCTTGGACAAAAATAAATTTTTTTGTATCTGGGTTTTGTATTTGATGCTCAGCGGTAACATAAATATATCGTTTTAATTTTTTGCTGTATATTTTATAAAAAGGATGCTCTTTCCCACCTTCTATTCTCAATATGGCTTTTACTCTACTGCCATTTTCTAAAATAGAACCAAGTTTAATATCTTTCATTGATACTGTTGTTTTATCTTGTAATTTAAGTGGTGTTTCTGGGTGAAAACATAGCGTTCTTAAAACACCACCGATTGGACCTTTCCAAATACTTTCTCCTAAAAGCATTTGACTATTGATTAAATACATAATTACGGTTGCGGCTCCTAAAATCTTCATAATTAAATCTTTAATACCCATTATTAATCTTTGAAATTGTATTAAAATATTCATAAAAATTCCAAATATATCGCCCGTAATTCCGGTGATTCCGTTTCTAATGAAATTCTGAAGTTCTCTTATTTTTTGAATCGCTTCAGAGATAACACTGCCAAAATCGCCCAACATACTGATAATAAAATGAATAGGTTGTAGAAAAAAACCCATCATATTTTTTTGGATAGAACCAATACATTGTGTAAAATTTTCTACTGGGTCATGTCCAAAATAGGATGCAAAAGGCATCATTACTGGGTTACAGCGATATTCTGGCCACTCTTTTTCTATTTTTTTAAACCCGACCGCAACTATGCTAAATAAATATAGTCCAATAAATATTAATATTATGGTTACCGATAAAAATGAGTCTTTGAACTTCATTACTAAAATATATAGTGATAATAATTATTAAATATTACTTTTTTAATTCTTGAATTATTTTTTTGAGTTCAATGATTTCACTCTCTTGTGTAATAAGTCTATCATTAAGTTGTTGAACCGCTTTAATTAAAGGCATCGTTAAACTACTATAAGCAAGTGATTGTTGTTTTCCTTCGCCACCACCAATATTATGTCCAGACCACGTTTTGTTCATTTTTTTGAGGGTTTCCTCTACTTCTTGTGCTATTAAACCATCATATACACGAGAATTATCTTCGGGTCTTTTATCAGGTGTTTCTCCCTTGAAACGTTTCTCCAATAATTCTTCAGGATAATCGGCAGGATTAACCATGTTGTACTTAACTGGTCTGAGTTTTGTAATGAAATCTAAGCCCAAGTCACCATCAATAATATTTTTTTTAATTCTTTTGTCTGAGGCGGCGGTAAAGGCGACTTGTCCTTCTATTACAGAAACAGAAGTATTACCTAAGCGAATTGTATTGCTTCCATTCACAGACGCATTATATCCGATTGCTGTTGCGTTGGTTAAATTGCTTAACGCAACATCCGCACCATGCCCAATTGCCGTATTATTAATACCCGTTGTGTTTGCTCGTAATGCCTCATATCCACTGGCTGTATTCTGACTCCCCGTTGTGTTTGAATATAACGCCGAATCTCCACTGGCTGTATTATAATTCCCCGTTGTGTTTGAATATAACGACCTAAATCCACTGGCTGTATTACTATCACCAGTTGTGTTTGCATATAAAGCCTGAAATCCACTGGCTGTATTATGATTCCCCGTTGTGTTTGAATATAATGTTTCTATTCCACTGGCTGTATTATTTCCCCCCGTTGTGTTTAAATATAACGACCTAAATCCACTGGCTGTATTCTGACTCCCCGTTGTGTTTGAATATAATGTTTCTATTCCACTGGCTGTATTATTTACCCCCGTTGTATTTAAATATAACGACCTAAATCCACTGGCTGTATTCTGACTCCCCGTTGTGTTTGAATATAATGTTTCTATTCCACTGGCTGTATTCTTATTCCCCGTTGTGTTTGAATATAACGCACCACTTCCACTGGCTGTATTTTCACTACCCGTTGTGTTTAATGTTAACGCGTCGTGACCCACCGCAACATTTTTATCACCAGTCGTGATTACGTCTAAAGCGGTTATTCCCACAGCTACATTATATTGAGCTGTGTTTGTAGTGTTAGATGGATCATTGCCTAAATAAATACTATTACTTTCTACTAAGGCATCGGTCAAATCATTAATACTAGAAGCTCCTCCAGTTAAAACACAATCAAGTCCAGAAGACCCAGTTCTAATTTTTATATTGGATAAATTCGATCCCGCAGAACCCGTGTTAGTCGATTTGTTTCCAATACCTTGTCCACCGGCAATTTTTTTTCCATTTAAAACGTAAAACCGTGACGATTGTCCTTTTCCTCCAGCGCGTTTATCTTTTGCGTTTTTTCCACTTTTACCCATTATATATTAAATAAATATTAATATTTTCCATAATTGTATTTAATTTATCACATAATTCGCGATTAAGTATTTCATAATAATAAAAAACTTAATTAAATTAACGCTCTAAAAATTGAATTAAAGTTATCACTGAAATAAATAGTAACTTCACAAAATGACAACAAATCCACAATGTCGATTATTAAGTTTTAAATTATCTAATTTTAAAAATGAAATTTCCAAAACAAGAGAATTTATGATTCAAATGTTTGGCATTGATGAACAAGGTAAATCATATTCTATAAAAGTAAAAGGGTTTCGTCCATTCTTTTATATTAAAGTTGCCGATAATTGGGGCGTGTCCAAAAAAAAACTTTTTATAAAAGAATTAAAAAAAAAACTTAGAATTGATGAGTTAGGAAAAAACTACGACGAATTTACAAAAGGGCGACGACAATTTATAAATCCTTCTTTGGAAAATACCGAAGACGGTGTAAAAGAAACAAAAGAAGATTATATTTTGAGAAATCAAGAAGATTACAAATGTTATGTAGAAAAGGACATTTTATCGAGCAAAATTATTAAAAGAAAAAAATTATATGGCTTTGACAAAGGTCGCGAATATCATTTTGTATTAATTAAATTTAGAAATACATCGGCCATGTATAAAATAAAAGAATTCTGGATGTACAGAGTAAAAGATCGTTACTCACAATTTGGATCGCGCGATGTTTTAAGAAAATATAAAATTTTTGGCTGCGAAACCGAACTTTACGAAGCCAAATTACCACCATTATTGAGATATTTTCATATTCAAGAGATAAGTCCTTCTGGATGGATTGAAATTGATATAAATTCGGCAAATCGTCAAACATCCACAAATTGCGATTACGAATATACTGTAAATTCAAGTGATATAAAACCATTACCAAATAAGGAAATTGGAGTGCCTGTTAAGGTCATGAGTTTTGATATAGAGGCTGGTTCGAGCCACGGTGATTTTCCAGTAGCCAAAAAACATTATCGAAAATGGGTGAGCGATGTTATTAATTATTGGTATAAAAATAAATCGTCTATTAAAAAAAAAACAAAAAACGAACAAAATATTTTACTTCAGAAAATGCTTTTAACAGCCTTTAAATTCGACAATATTGAAGAAATAAACCATGTTTTTCCAAAATGGAAAAATATTACAAAAGACAGGATATTAGAAAAATTTGCCCCGTTTCTCAAAGAAACATTGTATAAAGTCATTGTTGATACTAAGCGACCTGCTATTAAAAGAAATGAAAGACTAAATAAATATACTAGCAACGATGACTGTAACGAAGATGAAGATTTTAATGATATACTCGATTATAAAAATTATATTAAAAATCTGACACTTTTGCAATATTTAAACAATGACAAAATAGATAAATTAAAAAAATTAGAAATCATTGACGAAGCTTTAGAATGGGTTAAAGGTTGTAAATATAATTTATTTCCTCTACAAGGTGACCCAGTTACATTTATCGGTTCTACATTTATGAATGTTGGAGATTCAACGCCATATTACAACCATGGCGTTTGTTTGGGTAAATGCGATGAGGTGAAAATGGAAAATTCAAAATGCGATATTGAATGCTACGATGACGAAGGCGAGTTACTAAAATCATGGACTAACATGATAAAACGAGAAAAACCTCATGTGATTATTGGATATAATATCTTTGGTTTTGATTGGAAGTTTATGTATGAAAGAGCTGAAGAAACCAATTGTAAAGAGGAGTTTATGAAATTATCACGCAATAATGGCGAAAATGGAATTAAACGTGAAAAATCTATCAAAATTGCGAGTGGAACGCATAATTTAACCTTTATTGAGATGGACGGGACTGTTCAGGTAGATTTATATAATCATTTTCGTAAAACAGTAAATCTTGGATCATATAAATTACAAGATGTTGGTTCGCATTTTATTGGCGATTCAGTAGTTAAATGTGAACCAAATAAAAAAAAAAATGAAACCGTTATTTTCAGCAAAAATTTAATGGGTCTTCAAAAAGATAATTATGTGTGTTTTGAAATCATTGGTCACTCAAACGATAGTTATATGGATGGGAAAAAATTTCGTGTTATTGAAATTAATAATGATGGGACCTATATAATTGAAGGTTTAATTGATTTAAAAGAAAAAATCAAATTAAGATGGGGATTGGGCAAGGATGATGTTACTGTTGCTGATTTATTTCAGGCATTTTCCGATACAGGAACTAGTCATGATAAGAAAGTTATTGCGCAATACTGTTTTCAGGATTGTAACCTAGTTCATCATTTATTTCGAAAATTAGATATCTGGACGGGTATGGTGGAGGAAGCAAATATTTGTAGTGTCCCCGTTGATTATATTGTCATGAGAGGACAAGGTATCAAATTACTTTCATTTATCGCGCAAAAATGTCGAGAAAAAAAAACTTTGATGCCTGTTGTCGCAAAGCCGGACGGTGATGGTTCGTATGAAGGCGCTATTTGTTTAAAACCAAAAAGAAGATTTTATGATGATAAAAATCCAGTAGCCGTAGTGGATTACTCCTCACTGTATCCGAGTTGTATGATTAGTGAAAATATATCACATGATAGTAAAGTTTGGACTAAAGAATACGATTTAGAAGGAAAAGAGATAGCTAGAACAGGAGCGAGGGATGAAGATGGTAAATATATATACGATAATTTGGAAGATTATAAATACGTGGATATCGAATATGACCGATATGAATGGATTTCTCCTGATGGGAAAAAAAAAGAAGAAAAAATTAAGGTAGGGACAAAAATTTGTCGCTTTGCTCAGTTTCCAGACAATAAAAAAGCTATTATGCCTTCTATTTTAAAAAATCTATTGGCTGCGCGAAAAGCGACTCGTGTTAAAGCTAAATATAAAACAATAACTACGACAGACGAAACGAAAATCATAGGGTTAGTCTCCGAAAAAGACGATAATTATGTTGTAACAGATGTTACATTGGAAAATGGTGATTTAAAAAAAACATACACGACCGTTAAAAAAAGCGAGGTGGTTGATGTTAAAGACACATACAGTAGTTTTATGAAAAATGTATTTAATCAGCGACAATTATCGATTAAAGTAGTTGCGAATTCTCTGTATGGTCAATGTGGGGCAAAAACAAGTTCATTTTACGAAATGGATATTGCCGCTTCTACAACGGCTACAGGTAGGAAATTATTGATTTATGGTCAAAAAATTATTGAAAATGTTTACGCAGATAGAATTTGCGAAACAAAATACGGCAAGGTAAAAACAAACGCCGAGTATATCTATGGCGACACAGATTCAGTGTTCTTTACATTTCATTTGACAGAACTCGATGGAACTCCTATAGTAGGGAAAAAAGGGTTGGAAATTACAATTGAGTTAGCAATTGAGGCGGGTGAAATGGCTTCTAAATTCTTGAAACCACCGCACGACTTAGAGTATGAAAAAACATTTATGCCGTTCTTATTGTTATCTAAGAAACGATATGTTGGGATGTTATATGAAACCAATCCAAACAAATGTAAAGAAAAATCAATGGGAATTGTATTAAAACGACGAGATAATGCGAATATAGTAAAAGATTGCTACGGTGGTATCATTAAAATTATGATGGAATCGCAAGATATTACTAAGGCTGTTAAATTTACAAAACAATTTTTACAAGATATGGTTGATGAAAAATTTCCTTTGGAAAAATTAATTATTAGTAAATCTCTGAGAGGGTTCTATAAAAATCCGGATAGCATAGCTCACAAAGTTTTAGCAGATAGAATGGGACAACGAGATCCTGGGAATAAACCTTCTGTGGGTTCTCGCATACCGTATGTTTATATCCAAACAAAAAAAAAAGTAAAGTTACAGGGAGATAAAATAGAAAATCCAGAATTTATTAAACAAGAAAAATTAAAACCGGATTATGGTTTCTATATAACTAATCAAATACAAAAACCAGTAACACAAGTCTTTGCTCTTTTACTAGAACAGATGCCAGAATTTAAATCTAAAATTCAGTCATTTAATATGAAAATACGGAGTTTGAAAAAAAAATATTTATCTGATGAGAAGAAATTTGACGAACAAGAAACAAAATTAAGAAATAAACATGTTAAAAGAATAATATTTGATAGTTCAATAAGACAAGCAAATAATATTAAAAATGGACAAAAAACCATACATTCGTTCTTTAATTAAAATAATCTTAAAAAAATATCATTGTTTTAATAATTAAATTTTTATTTATAACAATTACCACATCTATTGTTATTTTTTTTTCCAAATCCTTGTGCACCCGGTATATTAACAATGCCTTTTGATGTTTTAATTTTATAAAATTTTGAGGATTGTCCTGATGACCCTGCTCTTTTTTGCTTTGCTCTGCTGGTTCCTTTATTTGGCATTATATTATAATAGCATAAATTATATTTTAAAAAAAAAATAATTTATACATTATTATGATCCCTGATGTCAAAACGACATAACGGACATCTTGTATTGTTTCTAAAATGTATTCTTAAATTGGATTCTCTAAATAAATGACCACAATGATCTATTCTCATTATAGAATCGTCTTCTGTAAAATCAATTAAATCAATTGGACAACGCGTTTGGGTTGTATTTCCAGATATATCAGTTGTTACATCTGATAATCTAATCAGCGAAGTTGCGTTATTTATTTGAGAACGTGAAGGGCGTATCCTAACAGGCGACTCGAAAGAGCTAATAAATGTTCTTACGTTGGTTGTTCTTCTCCTTCCTAAACCCATATCAGCAATTGTAATTCCTAAATCACTGTCTCTGTTGCTGGCATAGCCTAAATCACTGTTGCTTGCATAACTATTTACTACTGGCCTTGTCATTATGGAGTTTCTAGTGTTTCTCATGTTTATTGTAGTGTCCGAGTTACTTATTTCAGTATTGGGTGGCGGTGAATGGACTAATACTTGCGAAGGGAGTGTTTCTTCGTCCAAATTATTATGAGCTGAAATATCAGTATTAATATGTAATGAGTCGTTGTTACCTGTTTCTCTAGGCGGGAAAGTAAGTGGATAATCTGTTTGGGGGTCGTTAGATGTATCTGATGACGTATCAGCTTCAGATAAATTTACAGGTGGTTGTGATGTTTGGTTGTGTTCGTCTGTTGTTGTTGAAGTAGGGGTTTGCGTTGACAGTGATGTTGGGGTTTGCGTTCCTGATGTGGAAGTCTGTGTTGGTGAAGACGTTGACGTTTGTGTTCCCGATGTAGAAGTCTGTGTGGGTGAAGACGTTGACGTTTGCGTTCCCGATGTGGAAGTCTGTGCGGGTAAAGATGAGGTTGTTGAGTTTGAAGGAAATGCTGAATATCGATTTCTAGTTGTATTGGGAGGTTGATCAAACACCGATGACGCTGATGAATTATATCCTGATCTAACATAATTTGACCATGATGGGGTGGTTGTGCTTCTTCTATATGTATTATTTGATGTTCGATTTCTAGTTGTATTGGGTGGAGTAGAGTATATACTTCTTCTTCGATTTAAAATACTATCATATAAATTAGTTTCTCTATTTCTTCTAGATAGTGGAGGAGTTGGTCTTGCTGAGTTTGATGCGGGTACTCTGGTGGACGGTGTGCTTGTAGATGGATTTGTCTGCTCTCTTAAACTTGATAATGGTAATTGTCTTAAATATTCTATTAATACTATTGATGTATTATAATGAAAATCAGCTATAATAAGTTCTCTCTCTCTTACTATTTCTTGATGTCGAGAACATATATTTAAATACTCTTCAACCAAAGAAAAAATATTAGCATTGCTCATTTATTATATTTAAGATAGAATATTTTTATTTAATATAAATGATATAAAGTATAAAAAATATAGTATATAAAAATAAACAAATGGAAAAAACAACTTCAGAAATAGATAAAGGCAAAACAGGGCTTCAAAATTTAGGTAATACTTGTTTTATGAATTCCACTTTACAATGTTTATCTCACACATACGAATTAAATAATTTTTTAATTACGGGTAAATATAAAAAAAATCTAAATAAAAAACCAGAATCTCTTATATTAATGGAGTGGGATAAATTGAGGGAAATGATGTGGAGTGAAAATTGTATTATAAGTCCTGGGGGTTTTTTAGGGACAGTTCAAAAAGTTGCTAAAATAAAAAATAGAGAAATATTTACTGGGTTTGCCCAAAATGATTTACCGGAATTTTTATTATTTTTATTGGAATCTTTCCATACATCTATCCAGAGGGAAGTTAATATGGAAATAACCGGAACCGTTGAAAATAAAACAGATAATATGGCTAGTCTTTGTTTTACAATGATGAAAACAATGTATAAAAAAGAATATTCTGAGTTTCTAAACATGTTTTATGGTATTCATGTTTCAAAAGTTGTTTCTGTTGAAAGTGATTACAGTAGTGTAAGTCCTGAGCCCTTTTTGTCATTAGATTTAGGACTTCCCGAAAATTCTCAAAATATTGGTGTTTCTGTTGATTTATATGATTGTTTTGATTTATATACAAAAGTTGAACCTTTGGAATGTAAAATAGAAGTTGATGAAGAAACAAAAAAACGTGAAAAAGCTGCCAGACAAATTGTATTTTGGAGTTTGCCTGATATTTTAATTATCACATTAAAAAGATTTTCCGATCATAGAAAAAAAAATCAATGTTTAGTTGATTTTCCATTGGAAAATCTAGATTTAACTAAATATATTGTTGGATATGACAAAGATAGTTATAAATATGATTTATATGGTATATGTGATCATGGAGGAGGAACAACCGGGGGTCATTATACGGCTTCTGTTAAAAATCAAAGTGGAAACTGGTATAAATTTAATGATGCTTCAGTGACGCCCATTGAAATTTCAAAATTGAAAAGTCCTAAGGCGTATTGTTTTTTCTATCGAAAACAAAAAAAATAAAAACTATTTAATATATAAATGAATGTTAATGTTAGTCCAACGGATGGATTTCCTCATATGTATGATTATGTAAATAATGCTGCTGGTGTTGGTTCTAATCCCCTAGTATTGGTTATTTTCACATTTGTAATTTTAGTGTATTATATTTTATTTAGTTATTTAGGTATTTCAGAATCGGTTGCTGTCGCACCCGCCTCATCTGGAACTAGTACTGGTTTAAAATTTATTGAAATAATCATGTGGGGGTTATTTATATTTTTATTACTTGTAAACGGATTACAATACTTTTTTAATATTGATATTAAAACTGGCGTAAAAAATATTTTTTCCCCAGTTCCAGAAGTAGACATTACGGTAACAACACCCGAATTTACCGAAGATACATCTGGAGTAACTGCGGATGGCGTCCCCGAGATTACAATTGAACCACAAGTGTTTCATGTGTCAGATAATAAATATAAATATGATAATGCCAAAGCGGTATGTAAGGCATATGGATCAAGATTAGCCAGTGTTGAAGAAGTGGAAAAAGCTTATAACGATGGTGCTGAATGGTGCGGATACGGTTGGTCGCAAGATCAATTGGCTTTATATCCGACGCAAACAGATACTTGGAAACATCTTCAAACCATAAAAGGTCACGAACATGATTGTGGTCGTCCGGGGGTTAATGGTGGATATATTGGAAATCCCAATGCTAAATTTGGTGTTAATTGCTACGGTTACAAACCAAAAATAACTGATACAGAAAAAAAAATAATGGAAAAACAAGATATATTTCCTTTAACGGCGGCCGAAAGAAAATTTAATAAAAAAGTCCAACATTATCGAAATAAACTTCCTAGTATTTTAATATCACCATTTAACCATGATAAATGGAGTCAAATCTAAGAAGCTTTTAAGAAGCTTTTAGGAAAAGCTTTACCAAAACAAGCCTTTACTAAAACAAGCTTTTTCCAAAAGCTTGTTTTGGTAAAGCTTTTTCCAAAAGCTTGTTTTGGTAAAGCTTTTCAAAAAGCTTTGGGAAAAACATTTAAGATAATTATATGATAAATTATATAATTATGTTACCAATAAAAAAACAACAAAAAACAACTATTGTTACTGGTCATGATTTTAAAAAATTTTTTAAAACCAAAATAAGAATTTGGCATAAAAACATAAATCGCAAAGTTGAAACAGAAGAAGAAAAAAATGATCACTGGGATTTTGTCACTGAATTTGTAAGTGATAGGTATGTATATCAAGCTGATATCAATATGATAAATAATAAAAAAGGTAAAATTTTTTCGACACTGCGTTATTTACATCCATTAGTCCAAAAACAACAAGCCTATTGGATTGATGATAACACACTTTTAAAGGGCTATAAACTTAAAAATACAAATGTTTTTCGACCTATATTTACTTTTAAGAGAGAACACCAATTAAAAGTTGTAAGAGGAGATATTTTAAAATTTGCTAAAATTTTTTCATCTAGAAGCCGGTCGTATTTTTATAAAAAAACACTATTAGAAATAACACTCTTGCCTGAAGATATTATTAATGAAATTGTTTCTTTAACATGGGATATATTTTTATTGTTATAAGTTTAATAATATTAATAGTTTATTTTCGTTTTCTCGTTGATGTTTTTTTACTTTTAGTTTTTGATTTTCGCGTTGTATTTGTTTTATTTGATTTTTTACTATTTTTGATACTATCGGCTTTTTTCTTTTTACCTGGTTTTGTTAATTCTAGTAGACGTTTAAATAGATCACCATCAATATCTTCGTGTTCTCCACTTTCCGGTTTATTTTCTTTATTTATAGATATTTTATTATTTGTGTTTTCTAAATCATTTAAGGTTTGGTGTAATAAAAATAAACCCGCCGGTACAGCGAAAGGCGCTGTGCCTTTATTATTTTTCTGGATAATAGCAGGTATTTTGTTTAAAAATTCATTGTGAATTTCAAATCCTAAACTTTTTGTTTTATTTCCTTCTTGATAAAATATCATATCTGTGGGTTTTAATGTACAATCCATTATATATATATTAAATAAATATTTATATTGTAGTTATTTAATATAAATATTTATTTTCTAATTATGTTTATTCACTTTTCCACGTTTTTTTATTATCATTTTCTGTATTTTCTTGGTGTTTTTTATATGTTTCTTTGATATTTTTTTGATGCTCTAATAAATTTGTTTCTTTTAAATTTTCTATTTTATCTATCAATGGCATTGCTAGATGTGGATTTTCATAAAATACTTCTAAATCATATTTGGGTTTAATATGTTTATACAAAATTTCCTTTAAATGAGAAACAAATGTCCCATCAGTGTCATAATAAAATAATGTGGATATATTTTCTCTAAAATATTTTCTTTCAGTTTCATATAGCTCTTCTAATTTTCCTTCATATTTACTAGTAAAATCTAAATACCAATTATCTTGTAGTATTTGTGAAGTTTTTTCACAATTAAGAAAATCTTTTAAACTAAACGTTTCTCTTAAAACTTTTTCCATATCCACGATTGGGGTTTCTTTTTTTTTTTTAATTTTGCTGGATCTTTTCTTAATACATGGCATTGTCTGGTTCTTCTGAACTTTTGTATATAAATGTTGCTACTTCATTCTTAAACTGTTTTATATTATTAATTTCTAATTCAGTTTCTTGTAAAAATCCCATTAAACAATTATTAAAGTATATAACATAATCTCTGTGTGTTACAAAACCATTTTTTTCTTCAATGAAACCATTAATATCCTCGACAGGCGAACTTAACCAATCCTCAAAAGTAAGTCGTCGCGGTCTTACTGTTAAGTTACACGGGTCATATGGAGGCGATGAATTATATCTTACTATTTTTGACATTTAATTATTATTATTATATGGTATTATGGTTTTAAATCAGTTATAATAACGTTTAACTTCTGGAGAATATTTAATCTCTCTATTTTCTTTCATATAGTTGATTAGTTGGACAGCGGTTTCCTCGTTTAAACATTTTTCCAAACATTCACGTACATATTTATATGTTAAAGGTGGTGTAATTTTCGCGTTTTGAAATTTAAGTTTACCATCTGTAATTTGGACAATGGAATCTTGTATATTGTTTTCAACCGCATAATTTAAAATATTTTCTCCTAAAGTATTTCTTTTACTTCTCTCATTGCGAAGTCTTTCGTTCATCGCACGAATTGTATTATCTGTTTCAACCCATTCGCAAATTTTTTCTTCAAAACTCATTTTAATATTACTAATAATATATTTTTAAAATGTTTTTTATTGAAAATATATAAAAATAATTAATATTTGTATATTTTTTAGATAAATTGTATATTTTTTCAGATGAATTGTATATTTTTTTCAGATGAATTGTATATTTTTTTTAGATAAATTGTATATTTTTACAATACGGTTAGTGTTTCTTGCTTCTGCGGTGGGATTTGCTTTTTCTGCAAAAACTGCGTTTTTTACCAGATGCGTATTTACAACCTGGTTTAGAACGACACACTGCTGGTCCTTTTCCGCGACAATGAGAAAGTTTTCCGCGACGTCTGTAACTATTAATTGCGCGCTTTTTAGACATTCGCGTTTTGACAGCACCACCTCTTTGCTTTTTTCTCCCACGTTTCTTTGTAGCTCTTAATGCTTCAAATAAAATAACAGAAGGCAGTGCTTTTTTAATTATGCTCGCAATATGGCCCATCCCTCCTCGGCGACTCTTTGTGCGTTTCCTAGATTTAGAATGTTTTTTACTGTGTTTGCGTTTACGCGTGTGATTATTTTTTGTGTGACTAACCATTATGTATTATGATTAGAAATTATTTTTTTTTCACGATTTTTTAATGATAGATGTATTAATTTTATATCGCAATAATAAAATAAATATTGCTAAAATTAATAGGAAACTAATAAACACAAATATCATTGAAAGAAAAATATAGGGATAAATTTCTTGTAATACAACATCCATCATTGGTCTCATTAATTGCTTTAATTCATTTTTTATGTCATCTCTCTTAAGAACATTTAAACAATAATCAATAACAGTTTCTTTTAACGAATTATTTTCCATTACTCATAATAAATATTTTAAATTTGCGTGTTATACATGTTTTAATAATCTTTATTATGAATAATGAGCATGGATAAATATAATACAGATGATACATTTCCATTTTCTAAATTATATTTAGGAAATCCGAATGGATTACAAGGTGGGTCGTATTTCTCTAAAATTAAAATAGATTCAAATTCTGGAGTTTTAATACAAATGCCTAAATGTTTTACAAAGGACGGTATTCATAAAACTGGAAAAAAAATATACACAGATTTATTATTTGATACGACAAATGAAGATTTCGAGCAATGGACCGAAACTTTAACAGATACCGTTAAAAATTTAATTTTTGAAAAAAAAGATATGTGGTTTCAAGATGATTTAACATTTGACGATATTGAGTATGCTTGGCAAGAAATGTTAAGGACATATAAGAAAAAAAACTTTTTATTTAGGTGTTTTATAAAGAAACCAAAGAATATTTCACGTGACCAGCTTGTCATGGTTTATGATGAAGATGAAAACAACTTATCTTTAGACGATATTACAGATAAAACTGAAATAATACCTTTAATTCAATTAAATGGTTTGAAATTCACATCACATAGTTTTTCATTGGAATTTAATCTAAAACAAGTCATGATATTAAAAAATGTTACACAAAAACATCTTATTAGTTATACCGCTGATAGTAGTAAATCTTTAGAAAAAGATGATAATAATATTGTTATGAAAAGTGAGGAAAATGAGGAAAGTGAGGAAAGTGAGAAAAGTGAGAAAAGTGAGGAAATAAAAGAAAATGATGTACAAAAACTAAACAATACTATTGATAAAGGTACTGGTGACGTAAATGTCATTACGGATAGTGCCACTCGCGTTGTTGAGAGCATTGATGTGACTGATGATAAATCTGATAATCCCATTGATAAAGTTGAACTTGGTACTGGTAGTATTGATAGTGTTACTGAGACTGG